GGAAATATCTTGTGTACGATTGAGGCAGTTTCAAATCTGGAGTCTACTTCTGACAAAGCACGTCATGAAGCGAATCTCCGACTCCACGCCTCTAGCAATGTACAAATTGTTAAAGGTAATGGTGTTGTATTAAGGAAGAAATAATGGCTTCCCATGATGCACATGTAAATAAGCGAACTGGTTTTCAAAAAACCAAGTTAGCAGATGGTCTTGAGAACTTTGTATCTGGCCTTGGCGGTATGAGCGATAAGTCGTCTCACAATATTTGGACATTCGCAAATAAGAATGCCAACTACCGCGAGCTTATGAACCGATTCCGTGAGGATTGGGTTTCACAAAAAGTTTGTCAGGTTGTTCCTCAAGATATGACGCGTAAATGGCGGCACATTGATACAGAAGAAGGACGGGTTGCAGATAAGAAGCTGAGGCTTCGCAAACTGTTCCGGGAGGCTTATCAATGGGCAAGGTTGTATGGAACTTCATTTGTATTACTGGACATTAAAGGTTCAGGCAAATTAAACACCCCACTCAATCTTGACAACTTGAAGACTGGATGTATTAGGTCCATGAGAGTTGTTGACCGTTCACGCATGTGGGCCGCTGGTTCAATAGTATTGGATGCTCTGAGTCCTCACTATGGCTTGCCTGAGTATTACACTCTTTCAGGTTATTCTGGGATGATTCACCATTCCCGTTTTGTGCGTTTCGAAGGAACCGAACTTCCATTGTTCGAATTCCAACGTAACATGTGGTATTCAGATTCAGTGCTCATACCGCTGATGAAAACCATAGACCAGTTCTACACGACTGCCGCCGCTGCCGCAAACTTGGCGCAGGAAGCAACCATTGATGTAGTTTCTGTTGCAGGCTTCCAATCCTTACTGACAAGTCCAGAAGGTGAAGCTGCTGTCCTCAGACGTTTCAAACTCATGAAACAAGCTAAGAGCATTTATAACGTTCTTATCCTTGATGACACTGAAAAATATGACACCAAGTCCATCGCCTTATCGGGCGTGAAAGATTTGATTTGGGAATATCTCAAAATTGTAGCTGCTGCTGTTGGTATTCCAGCAACACGTTTCCTTTCTGCATCACCTGACGGTATGAATGCTACGGGCGAATCTGACCTAGTAAACTATATCGACTTGCTGACAGGCTTGCAAACCGCAATCTTTGAACCTCGTTTAGATGTGTTCGATAAAATTGCACAAGCGCACTTTGGTATTGCGGAGTACACCTATGAATGGTGTGACATATTCCCAGAATCAAATGTTGAGAAAGCAAAACGCGCTGTTGATATTGCCACTGCCCTTGATTTATTAATTGCAAATGGCACCATCACAAAAGAAGCTGCAAATTGCATTGTTGCCCATTCCAAAATCTTCGGGGAGTGCGACATTGGCAAAGCTAATCCCAATCCACCAAACATGCAAAAGGCAAACACTAGTGATGCAAAAACATCCAGTGCCAGTAAACCTAAATGATGAGGAAACTGTTGAATCTGTCGTGATGTTTGCTGACCGACAAACGATTCAATCAGCCCGCGTCTTACGTGATTCTGGCGAAATGATTGCACCTGTTACGATTGCTCGTGCAGGTGATATGCTTTATAAAGCAAAAGAACTTGGCAAAGATTTTGCAGACTTGCCACCAGACCAAGTTGTTCGTGTAACAACTCCGGCAGAAGTTCTGTTCGACGAGGCAACCATTGAGTTGTGCCGTTCTATGCCTGTAACTGTTGGTCATCCAAAAGACGATGTGTCTCTTGCCAACAACAAGTTGCTACAGAAAGGCTTCTTGGAAGGTCTTCCTTCTCCAGATGGCTCACACTTGAGCGGCTATGTCGTACTCAACGACGCAGACACTATTAAATTAGTTGATTCTGGTGTTGACCAGACTTCATGGGGCCATGATGCAGTATTGGAACGTGTAGAAGAAAATGGTGTTGTGTCTGCTGTTAAGACCAAAATCACTTCTGTAAACCATCTGGCTATTGTTCGTCGTGGTCGTGCACAGTCTACTCGTATCGGTGACTCCGGTGAAGAAATTGATATTGTGGATAAATCCGCATTTGATGTTGTGGAAGCAGAGCGTGATGACGCTATTGCTAAAGTTGCAACATTAACTCAGAAGCTGGCTGATGCAGAAACTGCTAAGCTGTCTGATGAAGCAATCCAAACTCTGGTCGAAGAACGTGTAGAAGCACGCACTGAACTTCTGATTGAAGTTGCCAAGCTTGGTGATGAATTTGCATCAATGGATTTCAAAGGTAAATCCGAATCCGAAATCAAACGTGCAGTTGTTACTAAACTTCATGACAAAGATTTCGCAGATAAGAGTGACGATTATATCTCTTCTCGTTTCGACTCTGCACTCGAAGATTGCGACTCAGTTTCTCTGAGTGACGCTCTCTCAGTCTCTGTACTGGATGCTGCCAATAAAGCTGCCAAAGGTCAAGAGAAAGAACCAAACGCGCGTGACGCAGCTTATGCCCGTCGCCAAGAACGTTTTAATAAATCCTAAAGGTTTCGGATAATGCCAAAACAAGATTTTACGATTAACACTGGCAATGCATATGCTGGTGAACAATATGGTTTAGCAACCACTAACTCCCAGCGCCTAACTTACAGCACTGACGCAGCAATGACTGAATATGGTTTAGCTGTTCAGCAGGGTGTTGCGTACAACACAATCAAAGTTGGTCATGACTCAGGTCAAGTACTTGGCGTTACTATGCGTCAGAACAACCTTGAAGCTGCAAACCGTCCGAGTGATGGTACTATTGGCATTCCTAAAGGTTGGCCTCTGGGTGTTATGCTGGAAGGCCCAATCATGGTTAAGCTGGCAACTGCAATTACTGATGCAAACGTTGGTGTCTCTACCACTGGTCACTTTGGTGGCGTGGCTGCTGATTATACCAAAGCAACTAACGTTGTTGCACTGAAATTCCCAGCTTCTGCTGGTGATGTTATTCCAGTAATGATTAACGTCGTATCCCCAAAGTCGTAACCCCGCCTCCTGCACTAGTATTTACTACAGACTTGCCAACAACCAAGACTGTGGCAACTGGTGCATCACTTGATTTGGCAGTAGTTGCAACTGGTGGTGTGGGAACTCTTTCATATGTTTGGAAGAAGAACGGCACTGTAATCTCCGGTAAAACTACTGCATCAATCAACGTGACAGCTACGGCTGCTGCGGGGGATGCTGCAACATACACTTGCGAAGTTTCTGACTCCGCCACTCCGACGCCTACCAAGATTACTTCTAAATCTTGCGTCGTGACCGTATCGCCTTAATGGAATAAATAAATGTCAAAGATTATCAAATTGGCTGATGGAACTGACTTCGAACTTGACGTAGCTCTGGTTCGTATTCAGGATTCCGGTTCAGTAACACTGACCGACGACGATGCTGTATTCTTCCAGCGTCAACTTGAGTATATTGAAGCTCAAACGTATGACAATCTGTATCCAGAACTGGAAGCACGTGAAGCTTTCGGTGTAGATACAAGTGGTGGCCCAGGTGTTAACACTCTTACCTACCGTTCATATAACCATGTGGGCGCTGCACAGGTCATTAACGCACGTGCAACTGACCTGCCTAAATCCAACATTTCCGGTAAAGAATATTCTGTAACCGTTAAGTCTGTTGGTACTGCTTACGACTACGATGTAAGTGAAGTTGCTGCTGCTGCAATGGTTACTGGTATGTCGCTGGAAACTCGTAAAGCCAATGCTGCAATTCGTGGTTACGAACAGTATGTAAACTCTGCTGCATGGTATGGCGATGCTGCTAACGGCTTCGTGGGCTTCTTCGAAAACCCAGATATTACCAAAGCAGACGTTGCACCAACTCAAGGTGGCACCGATACCGAGTGGGTTAAGAAGAAACCTTCCGAAGTTATTGCAGACTTGACCACTGCGGTTTCTGCAATGTATGCCACCACTCTGAAAATCATGCGCCCAGAGGAAATCTGGATGCCTGTTGAGCACGAGCAGTATATCTTTAACACTCCACGTTCTGACCAGTCTGACATGTCAATCGGGAATTGGTTCCTGGCTAATAACCAGTTCATCAAATCTCGTGATAAGATTAAAGGTCTGAATGCTGTTAAAGGTCACGGTAAAGCTGGTGCTGATTGCTTCATCGTAATCTGCCGTACTGCACAGGGCAACAAGACTTTCCGTCTGCGTGAACCAATGGCTCTGACTTGGATGCCAGTTCAGTTACATGGTCTGATTTATGAAATCCCAGGCTATGGCCGTTTCGCTGGTTTCCAGACTATGTACCCAGCAGCAATTTCCATTAACTCCGGTATCTAATGGAATTCGGGCTGGAGTAATCTGGCCCTACTTTAATTTAAGAGAAAACGATGCAGCTCAAGAACAACCAAACACGTAATGCGCAGTTCTACTTTTGGAAAGAAGGTAAGAACAAGAAAGTAACTCTGGAATATGTTAACATTCCCGGTGGCGCTACTGTTGAAATTGATGACCAAGTGTTTAAAGCACTGACCGCATCACGTACAGAAGTTCGTGTAATGAAAGAGGTGGAAACCAAACTTGATGAAGCGTCTATTGGTGCTGATGTTAAGACTGGTAAAGATACCTTAATCGTGAAGGACTACTACGAAACTGGTGAAACTCGCTCAATCAACCTGCTCCAAGAAGCCATTCGTTTGGGTGAATTCACTGTTGTTGAACGCGCCAAAGTTGGTATGGATGTAATTGATGAGGCTCTCACTGCTCGCGGTGTTCCTATCAAAGACATGACCGAAGACGCGAAACTCGCACTTTACGACCAGTTGGCATAATGATTACACTAACCGATTTGGTGAAGCGTTATCCAGCAATGGCAACAATGACTCAAGACAGTTTTGATATCCACTTGAGTGATGCCACGTTAATGATGGGTTCTGATGAATCACGTTGGTTAGGTTGGTATAATCCAGCTCAAGCGGCATTGATTGCACACTTTTCGGTATTAACAGACGACCTGTTACCGGGTGATGCACCAAT